ACACTTATTAACAATATAAAAAGCAACTGCTCTGTCCTTATACGAAAGATCCTCTTCATTAACTTTCTCCTTTGCATCTAAAAATAATTGTCTAGCAGAACCCTGATCTGGATGTCTCTGTTTTAATTGTATGAGTTGATCGTAAAGATAGTCACCATCGTCTCTTAATGCTAACCAAAAAAGATATAATGGTTTGTATAGATCATTGACCCAGATGGATATATCAGGATAACGTTTTGTCATCTCGATTGCCATACTACCACCACCTAAGAAAGACTCACGATACTCCGTGACCTCAGCGGGTAACCACTGACATAACTTAGGAACTGCTCTTGACTTACCGCCAGGATACCGTAGTGGTGTTTTCATTCTTCTACTGACTCTAGTTCTTCTATTGAATCTACTGGCACTTCATTGCCATCTATACTATACCAGTGCTGTGGTATGCCAACACTATCTTTTCTTACACCTAGGTACTTAAGTGTGTCACCATTGAATGTATGCTCACGTAGCATTGCCTGTAAGCGATAGTGTATTAGTTCAGACTTCTTCATCTACCTCTAACCAAATAATGTAATCATCAGGATCTAACTCAGTGAGATCTATTTGATCACGACGAAAATCACCTGTTGGAGGTGGGATCAAAGGTTCGTATAATCCTCTACCACGAGGGATAGTAGGAGCATCAGGAATAAGAACTTCCAGTGCTGTGTCAAACCATCTATTCATAGACTTTGCCATAGCACGATATGATGTGCCGACATAAATCTGTCCTGCTACAACTGCTACAGTTGCAGTTCCCCAGAATGTATAATACCATCTGGATTTTACTTGTGCTCTTACTTTGTCACGTTTATTAGTCATTTTATAAGACCTCCATAATATAGTATAACATAAATTTTAATTTATTTCCACCTACCAGAAAATAAATTCTTACCATAACATTCAGTATAAATGATTGGCATGGCTTCGTATGGTTTGCCATCCCTATGTAAGATATTATTTTTATGATCTAACATTTCAAGATTTGTAATGTGATTATTGGATCTGTTTTTATCTATATGATTCACTTCTAACTTAGGACTATAAAATTTAAACCATGCCTTTGCCATTAACCTATGAACCAACTTACCATTATAGGTTTGATAACCATTGTCATTAGTATGAAAATCTGTCACGTCTCTGGATATATCTCCCTTTGGTCTTGCTAATCTACCATCATAAAATAAAACCAAACTAAAGTTTTCTCTACCATACCACCTCCACTCTGGATGACATTCTGATACAGGTGGTTTTAGATAATGGTTCTCCCAACACCATTTAAAGTAACTTTTAACAGGCAGAGGAACATACCTTGCAAAATTTTTATCAGCAGTGATAAAGTCTTTATACAACATTGTTTTAACTCTAGAAAATATCTGTATCTCTCTATCACTAATTAAAAATTTATTATTTGTATCAATTTTTTTATACAGAAATTTTTCAAATAAAGGAACTCTTTGACCTCTTTTTAGTAATTCATAACATGCATATGTTTCTTCATCCCTTTCTCTTGGTTTTCTATCTCTTGGATGAATAAAACAATTATTGACACTATCTTTATAATATGTCATTTGAATTGACACTCCACCATAATTTCAGTTAATGCTGCCAAGAGATTTATTTCCTGATCAGCAACAAATGCTGATTGGTATTGATACTTGGCAATAATCAATACCGCTTGAGGTATGCTCGTAGGAGCAAGTGCATCATACAAACTATCATACACAGTTCGCAAGATAGTATTGGGATCATTATCTAAATTAGCAACAATCCACTTGCGTGTTGCACCAAAGTCTTTACCCTTCAATGCACCTACAAGTTTTTCTAATCTAATCTGACTTATCTGTGCCAGAATTCCAGTGTCTATAACTCCTGATGCTGCATATCTTTGCAGTTCATTGAGAGTGCGTCTAAAGTCTGGGAAAAATTTCTGAACAACCTCAGCAACTACAGGATCAGTAAATTCTATATTTTCTGCGGTAAGAATCCCTCTACATCTTTCAAAGAATTGTGTAGCAATTTGTTGTTTTGCTTTTCCACGAGTATTACAATCAATAACAGTTGTACGAGAATGTAATGGTTGTATAATTTTGTTTTTAAAATTACACGTAAATATAAATCGACAATTGTTTTGGAACTCTTCTATAGATGCACGCAATAATAACTGTACATCATGTGTAGTATTGTCTGCTTCATCTATAATAATGACTTTGTGTTTTGCACTAGAGGTCAATGATACAGTAGATGCAAATTGTTTTGCAGTGTTCCTTACTGTGTCAAGAAATCTACCTTCGTCAGATCCATTGATGACAA